CGTCAGTGTGCGGATTCGGCTGACTTTTGCACCAACCAGATCGCTATACGTGTTGGTCAAAGCAGTAATTGCCAACCCGACGTTGGCAAAAACAATGCTGGGCCGCTCTAGCTTGCCGCTGGTGTTTAGCTCGAAGCCATTGGCCTGCATCGGCACAGCCGTGTAGGTATTGCTGTCGTAGGTGATGTCGGTGCCATCAGTTTGCGACCAGTTGCAAAACCGATAGATCGACTGGTCAGTCGATCCAGCAGGCAGCAGCGTCGAAATATCCAGAGTGAAGAGGTCGATGACCTCCGGCATCTGGGTTTTGAACGTCTCAGCAACCGGGGGAGACTGTGTCATACGTAAACCTGCTGCAGGTCAAAAGACAAGGTGAAGTATTTGTTGCTGATAAACGAGAATTGCCAGCCGTCGCTAATGATGTAGTTCCGAGCCGCCAAGGTGAGCGTGACCTCTACATCGGTCAGATTGGCAATGTCCACCGAGGTGCAGATCCCGGTGGCCAAGTTAGCTGTGTAGTTAGCTGGCCGGGTCTCCCCAGCAATGGCTAGGGTCTGGATGTTGTCGTAACCGAGGTCAAGCGTTCCGCCCTCAAACTGAGCAGTAAACGTTTTAGTTGAATTCGGGGCTACCCAACTAAAAGCACGACCGCGTTGCCTCAGCAGGTAGGACTCAATTCCGTAAACTTCGTTCTCAAACAAGGGACCAGTGGTGCAAGACCACCGCTCCAGTTGGTTATTGAGGCCGTCGGTTAAAACCTGAGAATATCCGTCTCCAAACTGCGCTCGCTGGCTGCGGGTGGTGCGCTTAACGGTCGTGTCGAGCGCAATCTCCGCATTATTCAAGTTGATGTATGCCGTCATCGCAGTACACCTCCGCTGCGGCGCTCATTAACCAGCGTTGCCATCACGATACCCTGAACCTGGTTGGCGATTTGCTTCTGGGCTGCAGGAGTGAGTTGCTCACCCGTGTTTTCGACAGTGATGTTGACCGCGCCAACGTTCACACCGCCACCTCCAGCAACACCAAGTTTGCCGTCCGCGCCACGCTTGAGTGGCATGATCGCTTCCGGGCCGGCCTCACCCATCAAGCCGAAGCGGCCCGTGCCACCGTTGGCGTAAGCGAACATGGTGGGCTTGTCGACGATGCCGCCCATTGCGTAGCGCTTAAGGCCTTTGTCAAAGGCGGCGCCGTTCGCGGCCAAAAGCGACCCAGAAATACTGAAGCCCTGTGATCCCACTGCGCCAGGGGTCGCACCTGTGACGCCTCCTAACGAACCACCACCAGGCAGCAAACCGACAACGGTGTTCAAGATCGCCAGCGTGATCATCTTCGTGATGATTTGGGAGGCCATCTCCAGGAAGTAGTTGGAGACATTGCGGAAGAAACCGGCAAGCGCTTCCTGGGTGGTTGCGCTGCCGTTGATGACGCTGGCGAAGGATTGACTGAATGCGGTGCCGATGGCGTTAGCCGCGCCAGTGATCTGATTGACAGGGTTGAGCAGGTCGGTCAGCTCTTGCTTGAGCTGAGCGATGTTCTGGCGCATCTCCTGGAACGGAGTGGGGCTGATTTCTTGCTGATAGAGAGCCTCTGCCTCTTGACGCTTTCCAGCAAACTCCTCACCTGGGTAGGCCTTTTCAAGACGTTTCCGCTCGCGCCTGATTAGTAGCTGATTGTATTCATCTTTACTTATGAGACCTAATTTGTATTTTCTATCCTCGATCTCTTTATCAAAACTGGCCTGCAATTTTTGCTGCTTTTCAAGCTGCTTTTCAAGCTCTTTTGTTTCTTTCTCTCGGAGATTAAATATCGTCTTCCTAAAGGCTGCCAATGCCGCCTGCAGCTTCTCTTCCCTGTCAGTTGCCGGCAAAAGATTGTTGTCAAGGATCCTTTGCCTTGCGATCATGTAGTTGAGAGTTGCAAGCTCATGCGCCCCAACCTTGCCCGTGCGGTCAGCAAGTAAGCTTTGCAGCTCGACTAGTTTTTGAGAAACAGGAAGGCGTTTGCTTGAGCCGGTTCTAGTTCCATCACCGTCGCCATAGCTAAGTCCTCCACCTGCTGTTGGTTGCTGAACGTCAATTCCACTTGCGTCGCGCAATTTCATCTGACGCGCAACTGTTTCTTTGGCTTGGCGAAGCTGATTGGCAATTGACTGCCTAGTCCTATTTGTTGTTGATTCAGTAAATCCAGCTTGACGCGCTTCAAGGTTTGTAATCTCAGCCTGAGCCCTCTTCAGTTTGTCCTCGTCAAAGGACATATTCATGAACCTGGCAAGTGCGTCAGCTGCTCTGACGATATCTTTGACGATTGAACCAAAAAAGTTTTGAAAGGCCTCGCCAATAGGTCGCAGAAGGCGCCCAACACTTTCATTCAATCGCTCTAATTGAACCTGCAATCGAGCGCCAGCAGACGCCGGACCTTTGGCGATTGCTTCTGCGTTCTTGCCATAACGCTGAAATATCTTTACCGCAAACTTTTGAAAGTCTGCAAGCGTAACCTTGCCTTGCTCAAGAGCCTTGTCCAGCTCTTGAGGAGTCAGCCCCATTGAATCGGCAAACAGCGTAAATGCACCCGGCAATCGTTCGCCAATTTGTTGCCTTAGTTCCTCGGCACTGACCTTGCCTTTTGAAAAGACCTGAGCCGTTGCAGTTAAAGCTGCATCAACATCAGCAAGAGATCCACCAGTCGCTCTAACAGCAGCAACAATTCCATTAAACGCTGTCTTAGTGTCCTCTAGATTGCCACCCGCACCCTGAACAGATGCCTGCAGTTTGGTGAATTGTCTTGTGACAATCTCTTGGGGAACAGCAAACCTTTCGGTCGTCTTTTGAATAAACCTGAGACCGTTTTGGTATTCACTTTGACTAGTGGTAACACCTTTGAGGGCAATCCTGAGCTTCTCAAGATTGGCGGCGTACTCAGCAGTCCCCCCAAGAGCCTGACGCAAACCTCCAAGCTGAGCACCAATCGCAGCGCCAACTGCAGCACCTGCAGGGCCGCCAAGCGCTAAGCCGGCTGCGCCACCAATTGCGCCTTCTGGTCCACCAAAAACACCACCAGCTGCGATTGCACCAGCGCCTTTTGCGAGGCCAGCCAATCTATTGCCGCCTCCTTTTCTGCCTTCAGCCTTGTTCAGCGCAGCTGAATAGCGATTAATATCTTTTGTTAGCTCCTTGAATTGAGTACTGCCGATAATCGCCTGCTCGCGCAAAGCCTTCATCGCAGTTACTTGAGACCGAAGAGTCTCAATGTTCTTCTTGCCAGAGCCGTCAAAGCTGCGAACGCTACGAGCGACCTCGTCGATTCCAGAAGTGCTGGCCTTATTGGCAGCGCGCTGCAAGCCTCTTAGCTGATTTTGAAGTTTCTCAATGACCTGAGTGCCGCCGGCATCTTGGACCTTGAGAAGAATCTTGAGATCTTCAACCTGAGCCATCAGAGCGCTTCCTCAATTCAGTCAAGGCTGTCGCCTCCATGACCTGAAGACGCTCAAGCACATCCTTTCGATCCTCCACATTGTATAGGTCAAACAAGCCCCCAGAACAGACGAGCACTTCGTATTTCAAGCCAACCAACCCAGTCATTGAGATGTTCCACTGCGTTTGCATGCGCAGAAACATCTCTACTGCAGGCCAGTTTTCCTCCCAAACCTCAAAGTGATCTGGCTCTTGGGGCTTCGGTTTTTCTATTCGTATGCCAAAAGCAGCTGCGTCCTCTTGGGTTTTGTCTTCGACTATCTTGCCGCCGGCAACCCAGTAAATCGCAGCTTCTCTTAGTTTTTTGCTTCTGCCTCTGCGTATGTGGCGGTATACGCGCTTAAAACTGCGCGCGTCCAGTCGGCATCATCGGCGAATTCTTCCAGTGCGGATTTAGAAAATTTCAGCTCTGAACCATCCTCATCTTCGATTCCTTCCCAGCCGACCAACACCTTGCTAAGAAAGCTCACCCCACTGGTTTCAGCCATCTCCTCAAGCTGAGACATCTTCACGCGATTAAAGACTGCCGTGAAGGTCGACTCCTGAAATTCTCCGGGCCTCTCGCTGCTCGGCTCCGCAACAGTCACGGGCCATTTAAAGGTCTTCACCTTCTTGCGAACGAACGCCATAAAAACGAGTAGTAATTCGACTCCATATTACAACCACAAAAAAGGGCCGCATGAGCGGCCCCGAGGTTGGTGTGATTCGGCTCAGCTTACGTGTAGCTGAGGCTGAATTCATCATTCCCACTGGTGCTAGGCACGCAGGTATAGGGGATGGTCAGCATCGCAATACCGTCCTGATCGCCGTAGCTGACGTCGCCGATGTCCACGCGGGTAGACGCGAAATCAACGATGTTGCCGGCAACCGTGCCATGGGTGAAGTCCAAATTACCCAGGCTGGAATCGGTTAAAGCAGCAGCGAAGTAATCCTTCGTTGCGATGCTGATTGCTTCCAGGGTGGTAGAGCCAGTAGCGGCGCGGTCGGTGAGCAGCACCTCTTTAGTGCCGCCAACCAGCTCGCGGTAGACAAGGGAATTACCCAAGTCAAAGCTGAAGGACTGGAGTGCACCAGCATAAGAAAGCAGTTGGAAGCTGCTGGTGTTGCCGTTCTTGAAGATCAGCGGGGTGGCCTGGTTCGCGTAGGTCGCGGTAGGCAGGGCGCTGTCATCAGGAGCGTTGTACACGCCGGTAAAGCTGAAATCGATGGAAGGAATTTCTCCCACAGAAGCGTTAATGGAACAGGTGCCGCGAGCACCGGTCACCTTGTGACGCAGACCATCAATGTTGTAGTAGATAGTGACGCTGTCGAAACTTGCGCTCACCGGGGCGTAGGTGACGCTGGTGGCAGCAACGATCGTCTCGCTAAGGCCGCAAGCTTGAAGAGCTTTGCCATAAGCAGGAGCAGTGCCGGCGGTGCCGGAACCAGTCAGCTCAACGCTGAAGGTGCATTCAACGCGGGTATTAGCCAGCAGTTGCTCGGATGCACCGAGATAGGGGCGGACCAAGTCGCGGTTGACAACGTCACTCTGCTGGGGAGTGATGTTCAGATCCCGAACCAGTACAGCGTCGGCCCCGTCGGGAGTTGCGTCCGTCCCGTAGCTCGACTCCGTCTCGATCAGAATCAGGCGTTTCCGCAGTAGCAGAGCCATGAGTGTTTGCCTCAGATGGTGTTGGGGGAAGCGTGCGCCGGATTAACTTGCGCTCGCCCGTTTCCGGGTCCAGCAGGTAACTCCCGCCTTCACCACGGTGTTCATCAGTCATGGTAAGTCGAGTGACTTGTTAGGCCCAAGTCTAGGCTGACTGGTTATTGGGTCAGATCAGCAACTTGAGTGCGGTAGCGCACTTCGTATTCGCAGAAAACAACTCCTGCTGGTTGATCCGCTTCAAAAAAATTGAAGCTCGTTTGTGCCGGCTCGATATCAATGGCCTCGCCGCCAAGCGTTAGATCTGCCATCAGTTTTGAGTGCAAGCTTTCAATGACTGCATCTGCGCTTTGATCCGGGATGGCGCCGCGCACAATGACGCTGATTCGCACGCGAAACGTCCAGTCCAAAGTTGGCAGACTGGTGTTCTGAACTGGAGTGTCGTAAAGAGGCTCAATTACTAAAGCCGGAGCCTCGTCTCGCGCCATCGGCTCGACCCGGCTTCTGTAGATGCGAGTGCCGACGCCAGTGGTGCCAGTGAGAGTGGTCTTGATTGCGGCAAGGATTGTTTCGCGCTTGGTAGTCATTAGACGTTTGTGCCGAAGGGACCAGGATCCTTGCCACCAGTGGTGATAGCTAGAGCTCTACGGTAAATCAAGCAGTCAGTCTTTCCGGCGCGTTCTAAGGCCTCCCGAACTTTTCTCCAGTTTTCACGCGCATGGTCATCCATGCCCGCATTATGCACACGAAGTCACGATCTAGCTTCTAATCGCAAGCCATCGAGATAGTGATCGATTCGCCAGCGCCGATCGCAGTGGTGCGGGAACGGACGTAACGCACCACTCGATTGGGGTAGAAATGCGCGTCCACCCCGGATTCGTTGTGAGACTTGGCTTCGTCTAGGGAAAACCAGCTTGTCCCGTCAATACTGCCCTCGTCGACGACGGTGACGTTCCCGCCTGTGACGTCATGGACGAACGTAAAGTTGGTGCCACTGACTTCAACCGCATCAGTTGCGGCAATTGAAGTAAGCGTGCCAAGGGTCACGATGTTTTCGCGACGTGAAGCCCAGCTTCCGTAGATCTCAGGCATCAGTCCTTCATGATCATTACTTGAGTAATTTTGCCGTCATCAAGCAGCATCGGTTCGCGAACTGTGTAGTTGATACCGTCAACCGTAATAGCAGTACCACGGGTCAACGCCGGAAAATCCGCCGTTTTGACTAGAAGCTTGTAATCGGTGGTGAGCACTACGCCGTCAGCAATGATTTCGCTAGGCATGTCCAAAATGCCCACGCCGCGATACGTGCCAGAGGTGACGGTCAGGCCGAAACCGTCCGTAGAAAAGAATACGTCTAGGTTTTCGGTGAATGCCATGGCTTGAGTCTAGACACAAAAAACGCCCAGACCTAAATAGGTCCAGGCGCTAGAACCTTCGCTGCTAAAGCTTAGGCGTACTTCTTCGCGGCCACAGCGTTGAGGCTGTAGGTGTGGGTAGAAGTGGAGGTGGTGGATACAGCCTTCACCCAACGCTTAGCGCTGGACTTAGGGAAGGCGATGTACTGCTTGGAAGCAGAGGTGCTCACTTGGGCAAAAGCAACGGTGCCAGAGGCTTGCTCAGTGCCGTCAAGAGAAAACACAGCGGTGATGTCGGTGTAGCTGCCACCCGAGGTATCGGAGGACTGGAACTTGACATCAAGCGTGGACGTGCCACCGTTTTCGACGTCGAGAATGACGACGATGTCGCCCTCGTAGTCGTTCAGATCAACGGCAGTGCCGTCGAGGTTTGCGGTGCGAGAAGCCGTAGGCGCAAAGGCCAGGTGGCTGAGTTTGTCGAGAGTCTGAGAAAGAAGGGCCATGGCTCACTCCTTGGGGGTAGTGGAACGAGTGCGCTTCGGCTTGACCTCTGCCGCGGCCTTGGGCTCGGGCTTCGGTTCAGGCTTAGGAGCTTCAGGCTCAGCAGCAGCCTCGCGGGCTTTGCCAAGTCCAATCAACATTTGGGCATCGGCCAGGCTGACCTCGGCAAAGGAGCCCGCCGAAGCAGGCTCCCCCGAGATCATTACCGGCCGCAGGATTTCAACTCGCATGAGTTACTCCGCGTAAGTCAGATCTCACCTGGAGATCAGGTGCCCAGGCAGAAGGCGCCAGGCTGCTTGACGGCCACATCGACGTCCTGGAGGGCGATGATGCGGACGGTGCCAGCGGTTGCGCCGGCGTAGGGATCAACGGTCAGATCCAGGCCGGACCACATGCCCATGATCATCATGGAGAAGTCGCCGAACAGAGCGTCGTTGTTCTGCAGCTGGTTCGACACGATCACGGGGTAGCCGTTGATCTGGTCGTTCTCGTACACGAACATGCCGGTGTTCGTGGCCTTCTCGGTGCTCTTCAGAGCGCCGCGGGCAGATGCGTTGATGATGTAACGCAGGGAGCCAGCGTCGGCGTTAGCGGCAGCCACATCGGTTTCCATGCCGATGTACTCGGCAAAGGTTCCGTAGGTGGTGATGGTCTGGGAGCCGATGCCGCTGACGTTGGTCAGGCCCAGGGGCTGGTTGGAGGAGCCGGTGCCGTAGATGGCAGCGCGGTCCAGTTCCAGAGCGATCACGCGGGTCAGGTCGTTGCGGACCATGCCCTCGACGTCGATGGAGGACTGGAGCAGCAGGCGACGGCTGTAGTCAACAAATGCACCCACAGTCTTGGGGGTCATGTTGACTTGGTCGATGGCTTGCTGGCTCTCGGTGGGAGCAGCGTTCTCACCAACCCAGTAAGCGGTCGAGGCGCTCGTCTGGCGGGGGATGCTGATGTTGCCCTGCAGACCAGTCAGCATGGTCACGCCGGCTTGGGCCAGAGCGAGACGATTGCGGAGCAGGTCGATGAAGGAGCCAGACAGCAGCTCATCGGCAACCAAGTTGCCACCGGCAGTTGCGGTGCCAACGGTCAGGTCACGACGCAGCACCTCGTTGGGCACCACGATGCCGTTGCTGGAGCGCTCGTACTTCTTAGCGGCGGCCTCGCCAACTTCAATCTCGAACTCAGCCGCGCGGCGTGCAGAAGCATCACCAGGGTTGGCCAGGTAGTTCAGAGCGCGGACAAAGCTGAAGCGCTTGGTCTCTTTGGCAGACAGGCCAACGTCATTGGAGGTGACGTCGGTCGAGCGGATGGGTTGTTCCACGGGAGTAGAGCCGAGTTTGTCGAGGACGGCTGCGCGAGCTTCGTCGATGGTGCAACCACCGTCGATAAGTTCACGAGCCAGGTCTTGCATCTGGTGCTTAGCGCCCAGTGCGTTGATAGCGGCGATACGGGTCCGCTCGGCCTCAGCGGCCTTGGACCGGATCACCTCCAGATCGGGGGTGTTTTCTTCCATTGCAGGAATGGGGGTAGATGCGGGGTCGGCCGCTTGGCGTGTCGTTTCTTCTTCCACTACTTGTGCAGCGGGAGAAGCTACTTCGTCACTAATACTAGGCTTAGTGACTTGCAAGACCTCATCCATAATCGGTTCGGGGGAAAGTAGTGAACGGCCAATCCCAATTGTGGGATCTGCCGGAATACTTACAACCGAAACTTCGTGAGGTGCCCAGCTGGTCGCGACAAAATCACCTTCCCGCTCTTCCATCTGATTGATGGCGTAGCCGAAGCTGATCCCACGCAGGATTCCGTCCTTGACGTCGTCAAGAATTTCTTGGGCAAACTTGTTACGCGAAAAACGCACTTTTGCGTAGCCGCGCTTCTTCTTGCCGTCGACCCAGGCCCGCTCCACCACGCCCACGACTTTGTCGGGGTTGTGGTTGAACAGTAGAGGCGCGCCATCGTTTAGGCGGCTCAGGTCTGCAGCCTGCTCGTCGTGGCTAAGCACTTCGTTGCCGAAGTAGCGGGCCACGGGGTACTCGGAGCTAAAGGGGAACTCGAAAGTCCGCTCTTCAATGCTGCGAAACTGGGTCGCTTCGGTGCGGGTGTACTTGCCACCCTCGATGTCGCGTACTGAAGTCTCGGGTGCTTCTTCGACCACCTCTTGAACCTCAGCAGGCTCCTCGACTTCAAGAGAGCGCAGAGGCGCAATCTTGCTCAAGGTGCTGAAGCGGTGGCCGACGCGGGTGTCGGTTTTCATGTAGCCCTCGCCATCT